TCTATCAACAACCATATCGCCAAATTTGTGAAACACTATTTGGTCGCAAAGATGCATGGGATAGATTAGAAGAACAACACCACATTGAATTCATTTCAACATCATTCATTCGTGGTATGTCATTCGATGATGCAATCATTATTGTGGATGAAATGCAGAACATGAATTACGAAGAAATATCAACGGTTATGACACGGGTTGGTTACCGTTCTAAGATTATTTGGTGTGGAGATTACAGACAAACGGACTTGAGGAAGGCCAACGATAAAAGTGGTATCAAAAAATTCTTAGAAATTGCCGATATGATGAACAGTCACACACGCATTGAATTTACGGTGGATGACATTGTTCGTAGCTCGTTGGTGAAGGATTGGATTTTAGCCGAAATGCGTTATAATGACGAAAACGAATAAAATTTTATAAATAGATGTAGGTCGCAGGATGGCAGTCCTCACCTACTCTAACATTGTATAGGAATGTCAGCATGAATATTTATTCAACAGAATCGGATGACTTCATTTCCGATTTACGTCAATGGTTGAGAGAAAATCCTCTTGATTTATCTACCACACCCCACACTAAAGGAAGTTATTCTAAAGAATATCATCCTATGTATGGTTTGAAACACACCGATGAAACGAAACAAAGAATGTCTGTTGCACATTCTGGAGAAAATAATGCGATGTATGGTAAAAGAGGTAAAGATAACCCCAATTATGGACGAATACGGGAAGATTTAATGCGTATAAACAAATCTAGAGCCGGTAGAAAAGACACGGAAGAAACCAAACTAAAACAGTCTGAGGTTAAAAAAGGAAATTTGAATCCTATGTATGGTAAAATCCATTCGGAGGAATCAAAATTAAAAATGAAAAGGATGGGTAAGAATAACCCAGCTTTTGGAAAAAAATACCCACAAGAAAAAAAGAAATGCGAACGTTGCGGCCTAATTGTTGGTAAAGGTCCGTTTAAAAGATGGCATGGTGACAAATGTAAAAACAACTCAATTTCATAAGGTAAAATAGAGGCGGTATACTACACAATTTATGTTGCAACCGCACATTTTTCTCCTATATATTAGTAGAAACACTAATACGATGCTTACAAGGTCGTGTTGGTGTGTTCTACTAACAAATAGGAAAATATATGAAAAGTTTATGGGTAAAAATTAAAGGCGGTGTAGATATCGTTATTCAAGGCATCATTGAAGGACGTAAGAGACAAGCCGAATTTTATCGCAAAAGCGGTCATATCGAATAATCGTCTAAGGAGATTACCATGTCTAAAATTACAAGTTTATATTACACAAACCTTTTTATCGACCAAGTACAAAACGCCAAGAAACAATTCTTGAGCACTTTTGTTTTGGAAGAAAAAGTACGCCAACCGCTAGAAGCTTTTGTTGAAGCACAACGTACATACACCAAAGAATTGAATCGCGTTGCCGATGAGATTTTCAATTATGGTTTAGTTGCTTCTAAAAACGCATACGAACAAGTTGCGAAAGCTGTAAAGCCTTAAGGAGTTAAAATGCATACATAATGGTATGCAGAAGAAAACTCTTAGATTCCATCGTTCAAAAAACTATTCTGAAATAGAGAATCGTTTAATGTCGTTTGCACCAGTAAATCGCAATGGATGGTGGATTAAGTTTTCTACACTAAGAGAAACAAACGTTCTTTTATTGTTTACTTCAAAATATACAGGTCAAACCATATTGCGGTACTTTGACCACGAAGATGATGCAGTTGAATTTATAAACTTCATCATTGCCCACGATGCAAGGGAAGAAATACCGCAAGAGTATTAACAGGACGGCAGACGCAAGTTTGCCGTCTTTTTTCTTTGGTTGTGTTATAATGGTTGCATTATGATACTAATCGGCAAGATACCCAAGTCCCATCAAGACGCATTGGCATACTTTGCCCGATACCTCTTGACACCGCAGTTACTCCGTCATATAATAATCAGAGTGGTGTATCGCAAGACCATTCCGTTTCTTGGTGCCGTTGAAATACTTGAATACAATTCTCGTAATATGCCAAGAGAATTTGTAATAGAAGTTAAACAAGGGCAATCAGAAGAAGAATACTTCCGTACTCTGGCACATGAAATGATTCATGTAAAGCAATATGCTACGGGTGAACTGAATGAACAAATGGACCTATGGATGGGTGAGGTGTGCGAATCGGACAAAATCGCATATCACAAACAACCATGGGAAATCGAAGCGCATGATTTGAGTGAAGTTTTATTATATGAGTATCTCCGCAGAAATGACGTTTAACGCAACTGAGCGACACAAAATCGGCATGGTCAAAGCCGATATTCTTTTCAAAATGAAAAACATGCAGGAAGAACCTTGGTTCGATTCTAACCTGCCTTGGCATAAAGTTTTTCTAACTGGCGGCGCCGTTGCATCACTACTGCAAGGCACACAACCTAAAGATTGGGATTTTTACTTTGAAGATGCTGATACAATGTATCAATTCAAAGGTCATCTTGAAAGTTACAAAGATTCAATCGCCGATATTGACCCACGTTATGGTAGTTTTGGTGCCAATGGTAAGATGATTACAGCCAATGCAATCACGATGAACAATGATTATTCATTCATTACGATGGTATTTGGTGCACCAGAACAAATCAAAAAGTCATTTGACTATGTGCATTGCAAACCACACTATCATCTAAGAGACGGAAATCTATATATCTCCAGACAACAATTTGATGCTGCAATCAAAAAGAAATTGATTGTGAATAATCCAAATGCAATCAAATCTTATCGCACAGAAAAGTTTTTACAAAGGGGATATAAAACATGATGTATGCAACCAAACAAATTCCTGCGTTGTTTAAAAAGAAAGCAGATGAAAAAACCACAGAGCTATCTGAACGACAAAAGAAATTGTTTAAAGATTCACCAGGCAGGTCACTAAAGGGTGGCCGACTTCTAGAAGCACCACGCAAATAAACGAAACTCTATATTATGAATTTGAATGAATTGTTTGAAACTCTGGCTGCTGATGCAGGTCGTAACTACAAAATTGACCTGTTGAAGAAACATGTCAACGATGAAACTCTGCAAGAAGTGGTGCGCCTTGCACTAGACCCATTCACACAGTTTTATCAACGTAAGATTCCGGAGTATGTCCGTGGTCCTCATACTCTAACGATGAAGGCCGCAATCAAACAACTTGGCCATCTTTCGAGCCGTGCCATTACTGGTAATGCGGCGATTGACCATTTGCGGTCTACACTTGAATGCCTGCCTGATGGTGATGCCAAGGTTATCGAGCGCATCATTGCAAAAGACCTGAAATGCGGTGTATCAATTGCAACCGCCAATGCCGTATGGCCTAATCTGATTCACGAATATCCTTGTATGCTGTGCAGCCAGTACGAAGAAAAACTGGTCAATAAGATTCAATGGCCTGCATACGTTCAATTGAAAATGGATGGTATGCGATTCAATGCCATTGTCAAAGGTGGCACAGTACAATTCCGTTCACGCAATGGTAAAGAAATTGAATTGCTTGGCAACCTAGAATCAGAATTTCTGGAGATTGCACAAGGCATCGATTGTGTGTTCGATGGTGAATTGCTTGTAAACGACAAAGGTACCGTGCTTGACCGTCAGACTGGCAACGGCATTCTGAATAAAGCCAACAAAGGCACAATCAAAACCGATGAGGCACGAAAAGTACATGCAACAATTTGGGACGTAATTCCGTATGCCGATTTTGTTGCCGGTGTTTGCAAGGTGCCATATCAAACACGGTATCAGTCGCTGCAGGCAATGAATTTGCCCGAGAAAATTCATCTTGTCGAAACTACCACGGTCTATTCACTTGATGCCGCAAATAAAATCTTTGAAGAATACCTTGCACAAGGGCAAGAAGGCATTATTCTGAAAGATTTCCGCAGTATTTGGGAGAATAAGCGTTCGAAGGGCTTGATTAAATTCAAGGGTGAGTTAGAATGTGATTTGAGAATTGTTGGTGTACAAGCTGGAACTGGCAAGTATGAAGGTATGCTTGGTGCCATTCTATGTGAGTCTGCCGATGGTGTAGTGAAGGTGTCTGTTGGTTCTGGCTTTAATGATGAGCACCGACAAACACTTGGCGATGAAATCGTTGGTAAGATTGTTGCTGTGAAATACAATGCACGTATCACAAACAAAGAAGGTGAGCAATCGTTGTTTCTACCTATCTTTGTTGAGATTCGCAACGATAAAGATGTGGCAGATTCTAGTGTAGATATTAAGTAAAGGAAATATTATGGTTACAGTTGTAAAATCTGAATGGCACCAGGTCGAGAAACGATACGGTATTGAAATTGATATTGATTTGGTTCAAGAGGTTTATCCTGATATTGATGAAGACGAAGCCGAAAAGGTTTTGGAAAATCTTCAAGATGGCACACTTGATATTGAAGAATTTATTGATGCCGCATGGAATGAAAGTGTAGACCTTGATTGGGATTGGCTCGATGAAGATGATTGGTGGACTGACCGCAAAGGCGGGTACGAAGTCACCTATGAAGTGCAGGATTAATTCATGTTTATATTTGATGTTGAGACCTTAGGCAAGAGGTCAAACTCGGTCATCCT